CTTGGAGCGGGTACAAACCTTTACAAGCAGGGACTGGTGCGGCATTTGGTGGGTATGCCGGCGATGTTTTATCGTTTGTTTCTTCAAATGCGTACAACGACAACACAAACTGGCGGTACATAGTTGGTGGCAACCTAGCCGCAAGATACCAGCAAAGCGCAGGTGTTCACTCTTGGTATAACGCCCCGTCCGGCACTGCCGGTAACACCATCAGCTTCACTCAGGCGATGACGCTGGATGCGAGTGGCAACCTCGGCCTCGGGGGTACGCCTGCGGCTTGGGGTAGTACTTCAAGAGCATTAGGTGTTGCGGCTTCTACTGCCGCTTTTGTCTCTGGTCGCACTGATGCGTACCGTTTGCACGTTGGCCTGAACGCTTATGAGTCAGCGTCCGATGTTTGGAGATACACTGTTGGCCTTGCCGCCAGCAGGTATACGCAGATTGATGGTCAGCATCAGTGGTTCAACGCCCCGTCCGGAACAGCAGGAAACGTAGCTTCATTTACCCAAGCGATGACGCTGGATGCGAGTGGGAATTTGGGGATTGGTACGAGTTCGCCGGGAAACAAGTTGCATGTAACTGGGTCTGGGGATGTTGCCAGATTTACGAATGGAACAAATAGTGCTTACTTTGCATTAGATTCCGCTGGATTTACGCTCTTTACAGGGGCAACTCAGACTGGCAATGGATTATATGCAAAAGCATCAGACAATTCTTTGCAATTTTGGACCAACAGCAACAGTAAAATGGTCATCGACTCCAGCGGCAACGTAGGGATTGGTACGTGTTCGCCGGGTTATAGGCTTGATGTTTACAAAGCAGGTGCGGCATCAGTCTCTGCGGCAACCAGCAACACGCAATCTGTACTGCGCGCCGAAATTACTGGTAACGTCGCTCTTGACCTTAACGCTGTTTCTGGTTACGGCGAGTTGAGGACGGCGAACAACTATCCGTTGTTGATAAGTACTAACGGCAACGAACGCATGCGAATCACCGCCGCAGGGCTTGTTGGTATAGGGATTACTTCTCCTAGCACGTTGTTGCACGTTGGTAAGACTTCAACGGATGGCGTACCAGCCGAAGTGCGAGTCGAGAACGCAGGGGCGACGGGAAGCTACGGAGTATTTCGCGCTATTGCGGGCACTGTAGAGGCAGCGTTTTATTCTGATGCCGCTGGTAACGCTTTGGGTGTTGCTGGCGCTACGTTGCGTACAATATCAAACAACCCGTTTATTTTCGGCACCAACAACACCGAACGCATGCGCCTTGACTCCAGCGGCAACCTGCTTATTGGAATGACTACAGCCGCAACATCCAGCGCCAAAACAATACACCTTGCCAACGCAACGGTGCCAACTGCCAACCCTACAGGTGGCGGTGTTTTGTATGTAGAAGGTGGCGCTTTGAAATATCGCGGTTCGTCTGGAACCATTACCACTATCGCAAACGCATAAGGAGCCTGACATGGCAACCGTGATCATTTGGAACGTATCGCAGCTTGACTGCAAACCCACCGAAGACGGTTATACCGATGTGGTGGTGACCGCCCATTGGCAATGCACCGGAGTTGATGAAAACGCCTATACTGCTTCCGTCTACTCCACCTGCTCTTTCCCTGCACCGGGCGACGTATTTACCCCGTACCCTGATCTGACCCTTGATCAAGTGCTTGGTTGGTGCTGGACTAATGGTGTGGACAAGGATGCTACCGAAGCGGCTGTTCAAGCCCAAATCGACAACCAAATCAACCCACCCATCGTTACCCCGCCCCTTCCGTGGGCACAAGGAGCCTCTGCGTGATCAAGCTGGATCTGACTGTTGAAGAAGTAAACTTCCTCCTTCAAGCCCTTGGAGAACTGCCATACAAGGCCGTGTTCCCCTTGGTTGAGAAGATCAAGACCCAAGCCCAACCGCAGGTTCAGCCTCCGCAGGAGTAAGCCATGTCGTGTGACAAGTTCATAGGCATGTTGTTCTTGGCACGGGATGTAACCCATTCCGTCCACCTCAACACTAGGTCATTTGCAAAGCACATGGCCCTGCAAGGCTTCTACGAAGGGATCATCCCTTTGGCCGATAGCCTGGCAGAGGCGTACCAGGGTAGACACGGGCTGATCGGCCCCATTACCCTGCACTCAGCCAAGAAGACCACCAATGTGGTGGAATTCCTGCAAGACCAATTGGATGAGATAGAGTCCATCAGGTACGAAGTGGTAGACAAGAAGGATACTGCTATCCACAATATCATTGACGAAATCGTCAATCTGTACCTTACTACCCTTTACAAACTCAAGTTTCTGGCATAGGTGACTCATGGGATTGAAAGACACGACCAACAACCTCGGGTTTGAACAGATCACGGATCTGTCCTCTGCGGTTGGGTTGACCATTCCCACGAACCCATTCTATCCCACAAGGGTGTTCATCGTTGCTGAGGGCAACAACATCCGGTGGAGGGACGATGGCACCAACCCTACGGCTTCTGTGGGTATGATACTGATACAGAACAACGTGCTATCGTATGATGGTGACTTGAAGAAGATTAAGTTCATTCAGACTGGCGCAGGTGCCAAGCTGAACATCAGTTATTACGCTTGATGAAAAACCCTACTGGCGGGGAACACCAGGGTACTTACGGGTACAACAATGTCTGATGATGTAAGCGTAGCGGACGCTCAAACCGCGCAGGAACCGGTACAGACGGCAGTATCGGCACCCGAGATCCAGAAGCCGGAGGACAACCAGCAGGTACCCAAGACCTTCACACAAGAAGAGTTGGACGCCATTGTTGGGAAACGTCTTGCAAGAGAGCAGAGAAAGTGGGAGCGCGAACAGCAACTGCGTATGCAGGAGCAGCCCAAAGCCCCTCAAGAACTGCCGTCTGCTGACAAGTTTGAATCAGTTGAGGAGTATGCCGAGGCATTGGCTGCTCGCAAGGCTGAGGAACTGTTGGCAAGCAGACAGCAGCAACAGAGAGAGCAGGAGGCAATGCGCCACTACTTCGACAAGGAAGAGGAGGCGATGGAAAAGTATGACGACTATAAACAGGTCGCATACAACCCCAATATCCCGATCTCCCAAGTCATGGCTGAGACTATCCGTGGCTCTGATATAGGCCCGGACCTGGCGTACTACCTCGGGTCTAACCCGCAGGAAGCACACCGGATCAGTCAGCTTCCGGCTTACTTGCAGGCTAAAGAAATCGGGAAGTTGGAACTCAAGTTAGAGTCTAACCCCCCTGCAAAGAAAACATCGTCTGCGCCTGCTCCCATCAATCCGATCACCCCAACGGGTGGTTCTGGTGGACGGTACGACACCACTGATCCTCGGTCTATCAAGACCATGACGGCGTCAGAATGGATCGAAGCCGAAAACCAGCGGATGATGAAGAAGATGCAGAACCAAAGGTACTAGAACAAGATTTTGTAATCAGGAAAGTTCTCAGAAAGGCACCTTTTACGGATTGTGAACCTATGAATGCCAGTGGCGTTGGAAGCATCAGCAAAGGATCGGTACTCAACTCCCAAAACGGAACATCCAGTGTTTCGGTGGTGGTTGAGGCTTCTTTGCCGTTTGGATTCCTCGCTATAGGGCGCTCTGGCAAATTTGGGGCGCTTGCGACCGATCAAGGCAGCACGTTGTTTGGCTTTGGTTTCCTCGGAGGTAACCTTGCCAAGCCGGTATTGTCTGATCTTGTCGCGGGTTTCCTCGGATCGGATGTATCTTGCGCTTTGAGCAAGATCTTCTCCGTGCCTGCCAGACAAGTGTTCGGTGGCAGTCAAGCACTCAAGGTTTTCAATTCTATTGTCGGTTTTTATATTGTTGATGTGATGAACTTGTTTGAGAGGGTCAAAGCCTTCCATCCAGGATTGAGCAACAACCCTATGAAGAAGGCCTCTTCTGCCAATAGAAAAGTATCCATCTTTTCTAAGCAACGGAGCAAAAGGGAGCAACTTTCTGAGAACTTTTCCGCATTGGGATACGGCAAAAAGGTGGTCGAAGAATCGGTATTCGATTCCGTCTACAGTGATGCTTTTCATGGTGCGTCCTCGGATGATTATGGGATCTCCATTCTAACATAAACTTTTCAAGAGGTGTAACGTGAGTAATTCGCTACTTACTATAGACATGATCACCCGTAAGGCCCTCCAGATCCTGGAGAACAACTTGGTGATCACCCGCAACGTAAACCGCCAGTACGATGACAGCTTTGCTGTCGAAGGTGCCAAGATCGGTTCTACGCTCCGTATCCGTCTGCCGGACCGCGCTCTGGTAACTGACGGTGCCGCCCTGCAAGTTCAGGACGACAACGAGCAGTACACCACGCTGACGGTTGCTCAACAAAAGCACATCGGCATCAACTTCACCTCCGCAGAACTCACCATGCAGTTGGATGACTTCGCAGAGCGTGTACTGAAGCCTCGCGTAAGCCAGCTTGCTGCCTCTATCGACGCAGACGTTGCTAACGCATACAAGAGCATCTATGCCTCTGTTGGTACGCCGGGTACTACCCCGTCTACCTCTCTGGTACTGCTCCAAGGTCAGCAGAAGCTGAACGAAGCGGCCGCTGGTATGGCTCCTCGCTTTGCCACCGTCAACCCTGCTGCCAACGCCAACTTGGTAGAAGGCATGAAGGGCTTCTTCAACCCCGTTGACACGATCAGCCGCCAGTTCAAGGCCGGTATGATGGGTCAGGGCGTGCTTGGCTATGACGAGATCAATATGTCTCAGTCTATCGTCAATCACACTACCGGCTCTTGGGGTACTGGTATCACTGTCGGCACGACCGTCAGCACCCAGGGCGCTTCCACGCTGGACATCAGCTTCACCGGTTCCAGCAAGACTTGGAACGTGGGCGACGTGTTCACGATTGCCAACGTCTACGCTGTCAACCCGCAGACCCGTCAATCGACCGGTTCGCTCCAGCAGTTCGTTGTGACCGAGGCGCTTTCTGCTTCTTCCAGCGGCACGCTGAAAATCAGCCCTGCGATCTACACTTCCAGCCAGGCTCTTGCCACGGTTGATAGCTTCCCGCAGTCTGGTGCAGCCGTCACGATGCTCGGTTCTGCCAGCAGCCAATACGCGCAAAACCTTGTGTACCACAAGGATGCCATCACCTTCGCCACGGCCGACCTTGTTCTGCCGCAGGGCGTAGACATGGCTTCGCGTCAGGTTCACAACGGCATTTCGATGCGTATTGTTCGTCAGTACGACATCAACAATGACCGTATGCCTTGCCGTATCGACGTTCTGTATGGCTACTCGGTCATCAGACCGCAGATGGCTTGCCGGATGTGGGGCTAACAGGTTTAACTACAGGAGATTACGACAATGGCAATTCCTAACGGTGGCGGCACTTATCAAGTGTCTGACGGCAACACTAGCGCAGCTAAATCCCTTGGCGGCTCTACGCTGTTGTTTGCTTCTGGCGCAGGCATCTACTTCCTTGACACGGCTATCACGGCTAACACCACGACTACCGATGCTGTTGCTGGATCGTTCGGCATGACCACAAACGCAACTGGGCGTGGCAAGCTGTTCTATTCCGATGGCACCAAGTGGCAGTTTGCTGCAATCAGCTAACCTGAATGGCCCTCGCAAGGGGGCCTTTCTTTAAGGAGAAGATCATGCCAAATACCAAGTCAATCGGTATTGCGTATGAAGACCAGTATTTGAATGGTGCCACCATTGACAACACTGTCATCGGTGCTACCACGCCTGCTGCTGGATCTTTCGCTACGCTGTCGGCTACTCAACTTAAGTTGAACGCTCCGGTTTCAAAGACCGCTTCGTTCACTTTGGGCGATACCGAGAACTTCATCATTGCAAACGGTGCATCAGCCAACGTCACGGTTACGCTTCCCACTGCCTCAGCCAACACTGGCCGGGTTCTGGTAATCAAAAACCTGTCGGCTACCTACACCGTCATTTCGGCTAGTTCCAACGTGAAACCCCGCACCTCCGGCACTGCTGGTACGGCCATTCTTGCTGCCTCGGCAGGAGCATGGGCGATCCTGGTATGTGATGGAACCGACTGGGTTGTCATGGCTGGCAACTAAGGAGAGGGGGTTTCGGCCCCCTTTTTTAACTATGTATGTAATCTACCTGAAACACCCTCGACACGGCACCAAAGTGGCTATCTCCGACATGGAGGCCTCTGCGGATGAAGAGAACGGATGGGTGCGCTATAATCCGGTTACGCCGTCTAAAGACGATGCGGCTCCTGTTAATGAACTGGAAGTGAGAAGGCGAGGTAGACCCCCCAAACAAGTTCAAGGGTGACGCATGTCGTATACAGCCAAACAGCTTATTGAAGGTGCGCTGAGACTGATAGGCCAGTTGGCTGAGGGTGAGACTGTCGGATACGACACCGCCAACGACTGCCTCCTTGCCATGAACCAGATGATAAGTTCATGGTCTACGGAACGTCTTGCTGTCTTCTCTACTCAAGATCAGGTGTTGACCTGGCCGGCTAACACCATCAGCCAGACCTTGGGACCGACCGGTTCCCTTGTTGGTCAACGGCCTATCCTTCTGGATGATTCCACCTACTTCCGTGACCCGCAGACCAACGTGTCTTACGGAATAAAAATCATCAACCAGAATCAATATAACGGGATTGCCGTTAAAACGGTTACGTCTACTTATCCACAGGTCATGTGGATCAATATGACGTACCCCGATATTGAGGTGTATGTTTACCCCAAGCCTACCAGATCATTGGAGTTCCACTTTGTTTCCGTGGAACCTTTGTCTGAGGCTGCTGACCTTAACACGGTGCTGACCTTCCCGCCTGGATACCTGAGAGCGTTCCGGTATTGCTTGGCCTGTGAGATTGCCCCCGAGTTTGGGGTAGAGCCGCCACCGCAAGTCGTCAAGGTAGCCATCACTGCCAAGCGGGACTTGAAGCGGATCAACAATGGAAACGATGTAATGAGCCTGCCGTACTCCGTTGTGGCGAATCGTCAACGCTTCAACATCTACGCAGGGAACTACTAGGTATATGAAAACCCCGATCCTCGGCGGGTATGCCGTAGCAAGGTCAGTAAACGCTGCCGACAACCGGCTGATGAACCTCTACCCCGAGGCTACACCAGAGGGTGGTAAGTCGTCAGGGTTCCTAACCCGTTGCCCAGGGTACAAGTACCTGATGGACGTGGGATCTGGCCCTATTCGTGGCCTGTGGCAGTTTGCCAGTACGATGTATGTCGTATCGGGTATTGAACTGTACAAGGTTGATACCGGCTTTACGGCTACCCTGATCGGTTCCGTATCAGGCGCTGGTCCAGTATCCATGTCCGACAACGGAGAACAGTTGTTTATCGCCTGTAACCCACGGTCGTACACTTACAACTTCAACACGGGTGCCTTTGCCGAGATTACGGACGAGGATTTCCCTGGTGCGGTGACGGTTGGGTTCATCAACGGGTACTTCGTATTCAACGAACCAAACAGTCAAAAGGTGTGGATCACTGAGTACCAAAACGGTGCTTCAATTGACCCGCTGGAGTTCTCCTACACTGATGCCAACCCTGACCTGCTGATCTCCCTGATGGTCAACCGGAACGAGATCTGGATGTTTGGGACCACCTCCACCGAGGTCTGGTACTACAGCGGGGATATAGACTTCCCTCTGGCCCGTATTCAGGGTGCTTTCAACGAGATTGGCTGTGCTGCCCCCTATTCGCCGGCCAAGCTAGACAACACGGTGTTCTGGCTTGGTTCTGATCCTCGCGGTAATGCGATGGTCTACAAGGCCTCCGGTTACGGCGCTCAACGGGTATCCACCCATGGCATCGAAAAGGTCTTGCAGAGTTATGAGTACGTTGGGGATGCCATTGGGTATTCGTACCAGCAGGAAGGCCATACCTTCTACGTCCTGACCTTCCCGTCTGCCAATGCGACGTGGTGCTTTGATGTTGCCACCAATGAATGGCATGAGCGTGGATCTTGGAAGCAGGGGCATTACAACCGCCACCGGTCCAACTGCCAAGTGAACTTCAACAACAAGATCATCCTGGGCGACTTCCAGTATGGCAAGTTGTATGAGTTTGATCTGGAGTACTACAAGGATGATGTTGGTACGCAGCGTTGGGTGCGTTCGTGGAGAGCGTTGCCGCCTAACAGCAATAACCTGAACCGTACTGCCCACCATAGCCTACAGGTGGAAATGGAGACTGGCACCAAGACTATCCTTGCTGCTACTTCTGCTCCCATTCCTCCTTCGCCTTCTACGACGCTTTCTTACAGTGCCAAGTGGAGCGAGAACCACACCAACCCCGAGGTGGAGATCACAAACTCAGGGCATGACATATCTGTATTGTCTAGCCCTGCAAGCACTTCATGGCTTACTGCCAGATCAATAAAGACATGGTTGTCTGGAAACTATTACTTTGAAATAACTTACACCGTTAAAGAAGCGGGTGAACCGTTTTGGATTGGTGCTGGTGAAGCAAATTATGATTGGAACCAGCAAGTAGGTCTTCAAATTCAAAGAAACGCAGTTGGCTATTTGGCTGACAGCGCTGGAAGTGTAAACAATGCTGTTTACAACGCAGGAATTCAAGTAGACGATCTTTCAGCTTACGGTGACGCAAACCAAGGCGACGTAATAATGGTCGCCGTTGAGTGCGGCGATACTGCGGCGTGGAAGACTGGTGGCCTTATGGGTGGCCGAGTATGGTTTGGAAGGAACGGCGTTTGGTTTAACGGTGATCCTGCCACAGTAACCGGTGGACAATCTTTGTTTACTGGTAACGGCCAGCCTTTGACTCCATATACAGCAATGGTTGGAGCGTATAGTTCTATTTCAGGGACATCTACAACCCAAAAGTTGACTGCAAACTTTGGCGACAGTGCTTTTGCTTATACTATTCCTGACGGGTTCAAGGCTTGGAACAAGCAAAGCCCGTCTACCTACAACAACTTAAACACTGGTTATATCGCTATAGGAAATGGAGCGGTAATTTCTGTGTCGGGAAGCACTGTAACAAATCCAAACGGTTTGTTATTAACTGCTGATTTTGCCGTAACCAACTTCTCTAACACCGTTGGTAAAACATATTTTGAAGTTAGCGGAACGCTGGATGTAAGTTCACCTGGCAACCCCGCAGGAACAAATTACCCAATACTTAGTATTTGTGAAGCAGGTCTTGATTTGCTGTACAACCCCGGCGGGTTTTACCCTCCACCTCAAACAACATACTTGTATGAAGGGTGCGGGTTTGTTTTCCTTTCTACGACGCCAAGCGTCACCGCACCAATAACCAGCATTTATTGGGGTCAGAAGTGGGATTCTGGTACGCAGTCTTACGTTTCTAACGCCAGTGCGGTATTGACGGGGATTACTGAGTGCCAGCCTGACAATCCGAATGAACGGGTCATGGTTGCAATAGACTTTGACGCTGGAAAGCTATGGTTTGGAACCAAGGGTACGTTTAGCGGTGATCCAGTTGCCGGTACTGATCCAGCATGGACGTTTACCCCAAATAACGAACTGTACGTTTACATGGGGCTTTATGCTCCATCATCTATACAGAACCCTACCATCACGGGGTACTTTAGTCCTTCTGGTTTGCTCCATCCGATTCCAACCGGATACAACGTATTCAACAGTTCAGGGTTCTCTGCCTCATCTTCTGAGAGGATTCCCAAGGTGCTGTTGCGCTGGTCTGACGATGGCGGTCATACTTGGTCCAACTACCATGACAAGGATCTTGGTGCCTTGGGCGAGTATTGGCACAGGGTTATCTGGCGTCGCCTTGGCATGACCAACAAGCTGAGGGATCGGGTGTACGAACTGAGCGGGGCAGATCCCGTAAAGATCACCATTACTGGTGCTGAACTCATGCTTTCGGGAACTAACTCATGAGCCTGACACGCATACCTGGATCACAGGTACCGGTGCTGGAGCCTAGCGGTCTGATGAGCCGAGAGTGGTACCGGTTCCTGTACAACCTGTTTGAACTGACGGGGGGTGGATCTACGGATGTCACCCCTGCTGAGTTGCAGGCTGAGGTGGACGCCTTAGAGGTTCAGGTGGCCGGGATTGCCACCGAGGTCAACACGCTAGAAGATAATGTCACTGCCTTGGATGCAGCCGTGGCGACCGCAGAAGCGAATGTAGCGGCTTTGGCAGACGATGTAGAACTAGTATCAGAAGGCCCAGTTCCTCAGCAGATAGACGTTAATCAGCTATCTGATGACCTTCAGTTGTCATATTTGTCAGTGGCTGCTGTTATTCCCGACATCAACCTTGGGGCTGGATCGTTTTACGACACCACTACCCAAGCTCCTGCCGCTACCAACACAGCGTATGCTATCACCTTTAATACCACGTCATTTGAGAACAGGGTGTACCGAGGAGCCACCACCAGCCGGATCTATGTGACTAACGCAGGGCTGTACAACTTCCAGTTCTCTGCCCAGTTGGACAACACCAGTGGTGGCAACCACCTAATGTATATTTGGGCGAGGGTGAACGGCGCTGACGTCCCTTATTCGGCCAGCCAGGTGCGGTTGAAAAGTACGGATGGCGAGTTGGTAGCTTCTTGGAACTTCTTTATTCGTATGGCGGCTGGTGAGTACTTTGAACTGATGTATTCTGCTAGTGATACGTCTGTGCAGATATTGGCTCAAGCGGCTGCAAGCCCGGTCCCTGCCATTCCATCGGTCATCCTGACCGTGAACCAAGTGTTTAGCCCTTACGGGCATTGAGGTATTGATATGACGGTTTCCGTTGCTGTGCTGATTCCTGCCAAGATTGCTGAGAACACCCAGACCACGCAATATACGTCTACAGGGGTGACTACGCTGATTGACAAGTTTACAGCTACGAACTACTCGGCTTCTGCGGCTACGCTGTCAATCAACTTAGTGTCCAGCGGCGATACTTCTGGCAACCAGAACTTGATCGTAAAGACCCGCACCCTGTTGGCAGGGGAAACTTATACGTTCCCCGAGGTAGTAGGATTTGCCTTGGCAACAAACGATTTCATTAGCACGATTGCCGGAACTGCATCGGCCATCAACATCCGGGCCTCTGGCCGGGTAATCAGTTAAGAGGTGACGTATGGGTTTTCTAAGTGATGTAGCACATGGCATAACCGGCAAGACAGGGGCTGAAGCGGCCGAACGTGCGTCTAGGCGTCAAGCCGAAGCCATCAGGCAGTCTATGGCCTACATGATGCCCTATTACAACCAAGGGCTTCAGGCGCAAAACAAGTTGATGACTTTGCTTGGCCTTAGTGGGGACACCCAGGCTGAAGGCTATGGCTCCATGGCCCGTAACTTTGGCATGGAGGACTTTGAGGCAGACCCAGGCTATGGGTTCCGCATGTCCGAAGGCCTTAAAGCCTTGGAGCGGTCTGCCGCTGGTCGGGGTGGCGCGGCTTCTGGTGCGGCGATGAAGGGGATTACCCGTTATGGTCAGGACTTGGCTTCTCAAGAGTTTCAGAACGCTTACAACCGCTATCAGACAAATCGGGCTAATCTGCTCAATCCTCTGTTTAACATTTCAGGTGGCGGTCGCTCTGCCGCTCAATCTATGGCTGGTGGGACTAGAGATATTGGCGACGCGGAGGCATCTGGCATCGTAGGGGCCGCTAACGCAAGGCAGGGGGCCATGAACCAACTTATAAATACTGGAATTTCTGCTGCCATGCTTGCAAGCGGTAACCCTATGGGGGCGCTTGGGTTTATGGGAAGAGGTGGCGGTGGCGGTGGTTCATCGAGCATTTATAGCCAAAACCCCTACGCACCTGACCAGTACGCATAAGGAACAATGTCATGGCTATCACCCCTTACGCCCTTCAAGTTCAATCTTCTCAGCTTCCCGACATTGGGAACATGCTCTTGCGTCGTCAGCAAATGCAGGCTGCTCAACAGCAACAGCAGGTGAATGCACTGGCTTTGCAAAAAGCACAACGCGACATGGAAGAATCTGCAGCGTTCAAGAACGCTTTGCTTAAAGGGTATGACACCGAAGAAGGCAGAAATGCCATGATGCAGGCGTCCCCGAATAGAGCGCTTAAATTTTTCCAATCTCAATTGGAAGCGGAAGCGGCAAGAACCACTAAAGCGTTGAACGATGAAAAACTCGCCAAGGCGCGTGATGACTATTTCAAAGGGCAAGCTGCTAGGATCAAAACCCCACAGCAAGCCCAGTCATACCTTGAAGCGTTGTATGCTGACCCTGTTCTTGGTCCAAGGATGAGTAAACTAGGGTCGCTTGAAGAGGCGATTGGCGATATTCCAACAGATCCGACTCAGTTCCAGCAGTTTACCGAAACACTGGCACTTGGTCCGGTTGCCTTAGATTTGGCTGTTAAGCAGCGGAACGCTCAATTGTTGCAGGATCGGAGCCAAGGTGCGGCAATGGGTCGCACTCAGTTTACTGCAGAACAGCAGAACGCAAGGGACATTGTCAAGAACGCTTATTATCTGGACAGCGTCAGTGGACTGCAGGTTAGAAATCCTGCGGTTTCTGATCAACAACTGGCAACGGCTCAACAGGTTTTGGGTCAAGCTGGGGCAACTCTTGGCGAAGCCATTCCTGGGCAAACGCCTCCCATGGCCCCTCCTCCCCCTGTGCCAGAAATGACTGGCACCAAGATGCCGTTGGCACCAGGACAACAAGGCGCACCTGCCAAGATGCCTTTGCCTGCCGGTCAAACTCCCGCGGCCACACCTTTGGTACAAGGCAGGGCATTGACACAAGGAGAGGTTCCTGCAGCAAGGGCTGAAGCAAGAGAGGCCACAGAACAGGCCAAAATCAATGCCAGGTTGAAAACCGAAGAACCTGATGTTAGATCCGGGCTTTCATCCACTACCGATCTGACGAACGGAACTATCCGTCAAATTCGATCCATAATGGACAATCCTGACCTTGAAGATGTCACAGGAAACATTGAAGGGCTGTTTAAGACCTTTATGGGACTTACGGGTCAAGGAAATGCGAATGTCAACTCTACCATCGAAGGGCTTAAGTCCAAGGCATGGTTGAAGAGCATTCAGTCATTTGGCAAAGGTAGCGGGTTGTCGCCTATTACCGATGTCGAAGGTGAAAAACTTGAAAAAGCCTATGCATCGCTTGATCAAAGTCAAAGCACAGAACAGTTCAAAAAGAACTTAGAAAACTTTATGAAACAGTTGCGTTCGTCGCAATCCGCTGTGATAAACGCTTACAACCGCAAATATGGAAAATTAAACATCCCTGATTGGCAACCTATGTCAATCACTGGAAGTTTTCCAGAAGCTGCGATTAAAGATTTGCGGTCTGATCCGTCGAAAGAAGCCAAAAAAGAATTCAACGATCTTTTTGGAGAAGGAACTGCTGACTACTTTTTGAAAGGGGCAAGGTGATGGCAGAGGCGGCTAAAAATCGTTTTGAAAAATACGTCGATTCTGAATCGTCTACTCAACCCAAAGAAAACCGTTTTTCCAAATACGTTGAGTCAGAATCGGCACCATCCCCCAAGAGTACCGGTCCCAAGTCTTATCAATGGGGAGAAGTCCCTGGGGCTATGCTCGGGAATGTTGGTAAGAGCGGAGAAAAGTTTTACACGGGACTGGCAGAAGCGGTTACCAATCCGGCGCAAACGGTTGACGCGATTGACACTGCGCTGACTAACCTTACGAACTTTCTTTTCCAGAAACCCCTCGCTATGGGAGGGGAAACGAAAAAAGTAGAAGAATCCAACAAGTTCATGAAAGAGATGAAAAATGCTCTTTTGAACCGGTATGGCGGTGAAGAAGAACTGAAACGGACTCTTGCCGAAGATCCGATTGGGGTGCTTGCCGATGTTTCCACGGCGTTCAGTGGCGGTGCCATGGTGGCTCCTAAAGCGGCAACAGGTGCTCTGAAAACAGCAGCCAAGTTCACAGACCCTCTGACCCCTGCTGTCGGTGTTCTTGGTGCCACGGGGTCAATGATTGGGTCAGGCGCTGAGTGGATGAAAAACGTGGCAGACCCCAAAGCTGCAGCCCTGATGAAAATGGCTGACGGCAAGGCTCCTGACATCCTGAATGCGCTGACCAACTATCAGACGTATGTCAAAGGCAGTGTTCCAACGGCAGCGCAAGCAGCATCGGCAGCTAACGTGCCTACGTTCACCTCGTTCGCGGCCTCTGCTCAGAACGTGCTTCCGAATGCGTATTCCAGCCGCGTTTTGGAGCAAGCTGAAGCCCAGCGGAGAGCACTTGGCACGGTGGCTAAGACTGAAGCCGACTTGGCTGCTGCCAAACAAGCAAGGAAAACTGAAGCCGACGTCAATTACGAGGAAGCCCAGCAAGCAATCCCTCGGGCTGATCCTGCTTTGGCAACCATCTGGCAAGATCCGTTTGTTCAGAAAGTCGCCCCAGAAGCAGCAGATTTGTCTCAGTCCATGGGCTTTACGTTTAAGCAGAACCCGATTGGGTATCTTCACAACGTCAAGACTCGACTGGACGCGGCCATCACTGCCGAAAAAGATGCTACCACTCAACGGCAAATGCTCAAGAAGCGCGATGAACTTGTGGGGTGGATGGAAAACAAATCCCCTTCTTATCGAAAAGCGCGTGAGAGATTTGCCGAGCAGAGTGGTCCTATCAACCAGATGGAAGTCGGACAGTACCTTGAAAACAAACTGATACCGGCTTTGATGATGGAAGAGGCGACCCCAGGGTTAAGGGCAGAAGTGTTTGCCCGAGCCTTGGAGGAAGCACCTGCCACTTTGAGAAAGTCTACGGGGTTTCAGCGGTATCAGAAACTGACTGATGTATTGACCCCAGAGCAAATGAACGTAATCGAAGGGATTCGAGATGATTTGGCTCGATCTCATATTACGAAATATCAAGCTGGAAACGCAAAGGCCTCCAAAACGGTAGCTTATGATTTAAAAGACTTTTACAAAAACGTAGTTGAAGATGTAAAAGCGCCTACCATGGTCAATCCATTGGTGACTCTGACGAACGACATCATCAAACGCACCAAGGGGGCGATCAATTCCAGGATGGCGGTGGAATTGGCTGAGGCTATGCTTAACCCAGAAACCGCCGCAGAAGCCTTGCGTAGTGCCATGGCTAGAGACAAACGGTTGAGCCGATTGGCGGCTGTACCCAAGGCTGCAGGCAAAGCAGCCATGGGAGTAGCCAGGAGAACTCCTCCTGCTGCAATTAACATGCTGTCCGGGGAAGAAAACCAAAACGCATTGAACCAATGAGGATCTGACATGGCTATTTTGACCCCAATGCCGGTGATGCAATTCTTCGATGACAACGGTGATCCGTTGGCCGGAGGAAAGCTGTACACCTACGAAGCCGGCACCACCACCCCCTTGGCGACCTACACCGACGAAGGCGGCGGTACAGCCAACACCAACCCGGTGATCCTTGATGCTGCTGGTCGGGCCAACATTTGGGTGGCTACGACCGACTTGTACTACTGGGAACTGGAAGACTCTGCCGGCAACCAGATCTGGACGGCTGACAACATTGGTCAGGTGACAGGTACGGCTGATGTGGTTGGCCCTGCATCCTCTACCGACAACGCCGTGGTGCGGTTTGACGGGGTGACGGGCAAGGTCATCCAAAACAGTTCCGTGACGATCTCTGACGCAGGGGCTGTCAGTGCTGCCTCTCTGGCCCTGACGACTGCCCTGCCGCTCTCCAGTGGTGGCACAGGATCTACGACAGCCTCTGGTGCCCGTACCAACCTTGGTCTTGGGGCTTTGGCGGTCAAAGGGGATGGCGACTACGGAGACATCACGGTATCGGCCTCTGGTGCTACCTGGACGATTGATGCGGATGCTGTGACCCGTACCAAAATCATCAACGGTGCTGTTGATGGAACCAAGTTGTCAGGCGCTCAGACTGGTGATCCTCCTGTATATGGCATCCGGGCTTGGGTTAGCTTTGACGGAACGGGTGCTGGTGGAACTAGGACAATTAGAGCGTCTGGCAACGTGTCTTCTGTAACAGACACAGGAACAGGTCAATACGACATAAATTTTACGACAGCAATGCAGGACGCCAATTATGCGGTTTCTGGAATGGCCGGAGGCGTAGGTGGAAGTAGCACAAGCCCTGACATTCTTGTTGCTTTCCCTTCGTCTGGATCTCCTACTTACAGCGTTTCTAGCGTTTCAATACTTGTTTATAACGTAAACAATGGCCCTACTGACCGTCCTTATGTCAGCATCATGGTTATCAGGTGAGGTGAGTATGAACAGGATAATCTATGCTAGAGAGGACGGCGGTGTATCCATCGTGATCCCGACCGAGGAATGGCAGGGGTCGATGCACGATCTGGTGAAACAGGTGGTTCCTCCCGGACGGCCTTATAAGATCGTCAGCCATGAGGAAATACCTTCCGACCGTACCTGGCGCAATGCATGGGTTATGGATTTTGAGCCTGATGGGGTGGCTTAATGATTAAAGTAGACATAGACCGGGCGAAGGTTATCGCCCACAACATCCGGAGAGAAGAGCGAGCCAAGGAGTTCGCCCCTCTGGATGACCTGATTGCCAAACAGATCCCAGGCTTTGAGCAGGCCGAGGCCAAGCGTCAAGCCATCCGTGAGAAGTACGCCAAGGTGCAGGACGACATTGACGCCGTGACCGATGTAGCTGGCCTCAATGCGGCGATGGCCTCGCTATGAGCGAGGAATACTACGAAGGCCCAGAAAGGCGCAAAAGGCCGGTTCTGTCGGACGAAGAGATAGAGCATATCGCCACTAAAGCGGCTGAGATTGCCGTAGCAAAAATGACCACCGAGGTGTATGCCTCTGTGGGCAAGAGCGTGGTGCAGAAGGCGTTTTGGCTGATCGGCGCAGTAACCACGGCCCTGGTGATCGGAAACGTGTCATTAAAGGAACTTTTGAAATGAAAGAGTTTGTTAAAGCCCGTTTAAAAGAGCCTTCCACTTGGAGGGGTATCATCCTGCTGTTGACCGCTGCTGGTGTTCCGATTGCCCCCCAAATGGGTGAGGCTATTATCTGCGTAGGGCTGGCCTTGGCTGGCGGGGTAGGGGTGGTGACCCCTGACAAGAAATGAAACCCCTATACGACATCGTAAAGCGGTTTGAGGGATGCAAGTTAAAAGCGTATAGATGCCCCGCAGGGGTGTGGACGTGTGGTTGGGGTGCTACGGGCCCTGATGTCACCGAGAACACCGTGTGGACGCAACAGCAGGCCGATGAGAGGCTGGAGAAGGATCTGGAACGGTTTATCACCGGAGTCCTGAGAACCAGCCCCATCCTCAAGGGCCAAACCAACCGGCTATCTGCTGTGGTCAGCTTTGCCTACAACACGGGCATGGGTGCCTATCAGAAGTCGACGATGCGTAAGAAGATCGACGCCCAGGACTATGCCGGGGCGCAGGCTGAGTTCAGCAGGTGGACTAAGGCTGGCGGTCGGGAGTTGCCTGGTCTGGTCAGGCGTCGTCAGGCTGAGGCTGACCTGTTCGGATCATAGATCCTTCCAATACAGGTAGATCAGACCGGTGAGCGTGCAGAGTATCAGCAGCCCGCCGGCTGTTAAGTCTGTGTCGGTCATAGATCAAAGAGAGTCTGCAACTCCCTCCGCAACGGCAGCACATCGAGATCTGGGTGTCGGTCAGCCAGTAGCTCCAAGTAGCGCAGTGCACCCCTAGCCTGTTTGTGGGTTTGACAGGAGTTGATGACCTTCCATGCCTTCTGTATCAGTTCGTTCATTCCTGCCTCCTTGCTCGAATCAACTTGCTCAATTCGCTCGAATCACAAATCCACTCCTCTCCAAACTCGTCCACCAACCTGGCGCACTCTTCCCGCTCATGCGCCGCTACCAGTGCGGCGAAGCGTTCGATTTGTTCCATTGTTACCGGGACGGTAAGACTTGTTTTGACCGGACGCCAATCCGGTTTGTTATCAGGCTCTGCCCAATGAATGTAAAGACCTGACCAGCCAGCCTCTTGCGCCAGCTTTTCTAGCTTGTTGCGTGTCATTCCTGCCCCCTTGCTCGGATTAGTCCAGCACACTTTAACGCCATCATGTTTTGCGTAGACTGCTCAACTTCAATTCGCGCTGGATGCCTCATAACCGCCATGTTTTGTTGAGCC